GAGCTACTCTAAAATAATCTTTCCATTCTTCAGTAGTAGTAAATCTTAAATTCTTAACTGTAAAAGGCGCAGACTCTCCTGATACACCTACTGTAGTTAAAAGAAAGTTATCCCAATCTATAGATCCATAGTCAGTAGTTAAACTAGAGCTTCCAGATTTTAATGTATACCATCTTGTACCAGCTACTGTTTCTACATACACATTTCCATACATAGGATCAGTAGTACCGCTAGTAGCTGTAGCTAAAAAAGGCCATTGAGGTTCTTCATTAACAATATCAAGATAGGCTCTATTAACACTATCTTTTATATGCGCTTGAACTCCTATAGCACTAGAGAACGTAGAACTACTTAGTGTAACTTCATTAAGTTCTCTTAGTAGATCATTACAAAGATTAAGATAAGTTTCAGACATAGTTACTTCTTATGCATCTTCTGGATAGCAAAGTTTGCAGTTAAACTAGCTCCTTTATGAGGAACAAATTTACCTGTATGTTTCATTAACTTGTAACTACCATTCTTTTGTTTCATCCAGTGATAGCCTTTAGGTGCAGCAACTTTCATCCGTAAACCTTAATATTTACATTAGTCATAGAAGCGCACTTCTTTTCCATATCGCTTATAGAAGCATACTTACCCATAGCTGCTTTCATTCTAGGCATATTAGACATACCACCGCCCATCATTTTAACTTTGCTGCCGTACATCTTTTTCTCACGATGTACACCACCATGAGTTTTTTTATCACGATGCATACCGCCATGTGTCATCTTTTTCTTTTTTTTATTCATGCCGCCATACATCATTTTTTTCTTACCATGATCCATGATTAATCCTTTTCTTTAGTCTTAGATTTAAAAATTTTATCGTAATTTTCATAATACTTATTACGATCTTCCATTTTTAGATAATGACCCCTAATCTTAGCTTTTCTTCTAGGACTCATTCTTATAGGATCTTTTTCACTTCCTATT